CAGCCTCAGCCTCAGCCTCAGCCTCAGCCTCACGCTTCTTCTGACGCTCTTTAATCTCTACTGCGACAATGTCATCAGCCTCTTTTACGAGCTCTTCCATTGAGGAATCAGGTTTCTCCTTTTTGAGACGCTCAAGTACTTCAGCTGGGTGAGGGATTGGTGACTCATCCGACTTTGTATAAAATCTAGAGTTGTCATCACCAGGAATTAACTTGTTTTTACTGTCAATCATTCCCTGCTTACGTTCGTTGAACATACGAGAAGCTTGAGATTGATTTTCCTTATAACCAGTCATAATCTCTTCGAGTTTCTCATTACTGTAGTGGACATCCTCAATCTTTGTGGGATCAGGTGGAATTAGAAGCCATTTGTACATATCTACAACATAGATATCAAATGTTGGATCCTCTTTCTGAAGACGCTTAGCGTGATTAGCGGCTTCGTCGCGAGTCGAAAAGGCACCGCGAATCTTAACACCGAACTTATCATTTTTCTGGGGGGCCTCTGGGCCAATTACAGATAGACACGCGAAAACTTGACCCGGTACGGTAGTATAATCTTGTTCGAGAGACATTATATACATGTTATGATTTTAAACTTTAAGCTAGCTTAAAAGTGTTAATACTTATATTGTTAATGCATACTTATTGGAATAAACAGCCTATGTCGGGTGATGTCGGGTGTGTGGGTGCAATTAACGCTGAAAAGAATGTGAAGAATGAACCGTTTGATTTACCCGATGGTTTTATATGGTGTGACTTTGACAGTAATACAATTTGTGAATTTATAAATAATCACTACGTTCGAGATGATACATTTAATTTGTCTTATGATATCGAAATGATGAAATGGTATTTAGAATCCCCTACACATCATAGTATATGCATAGCCGAAAAGGAAACGGGTCAAATAGTTGGACATATTTCGAGTGTACCAGTCACGATGAAAATTAATAAAGATGTGGTTAAAATGGTTCAAATAAACTTTTTATGTGTAGATCTAAAGTACCGATCACATGGATTTGCACCACTTTTAATTAGTGAAATCAAAAGAATCGCAAACACCGAAGACATTTGGCAGGCTATTTTTACAGCTGTAACGACCATACCAACACCTATAACAAAAGCAAATTACTGGCATCGATTTTTAAATATAAAAAACCTTGTTAAAAGTGGTTTTCATAAGACGAATCGAATGCGTGAGAAATATTATAATTTGAAAATTACAAACTCTTCTTTTAGGAAAATGACTGTACGGGACATACCTAAAGTCACCATGATTCTTCAAAAACAATTTAATACCTTTAAAATTGCACCGATTATTGATAAGGATTGGGTAAAAAAGTGGATACTTCCTCTACATTCATATGTAAATGATGACACAGACGATTTCATTTCATTTTACAGTGTCCAGTATCAGCGTAATGATGGTACCTATACAATCAACCAGGCGTATGGACAATACATAGTTGGGGATGTTTACCCAACTGCATTTATAATTGCAAAAAATCTCGGATTTGATGTGTTTAACGTTCTCGATGTTGGTGAAGACACTACAAAATTGGAAGAATTGAAGTTTTTGAAGGGAACGGGTTCTGTAAATTATTATTTGTTCAATTGGCGCCTAAGTGATCAAGTAAATACCAAAGATATCATGTTTAAATTACCTTAAATTAAAGTTTTGGGGGTATAATATCACTATGGAAGAGATTCGAAAGAATCATAATGACGCCAAGAGAACTCTTATACAATCGGTAACCAATAAGGGAAATCAAATATTGGATGTCGGTTGTGGTTTTGGTGGTGATCTTCAGAAGTGGCACAAATGTGGTGCAAATATAAGCATGTGTGATCCAGAACCAACTGCTCTGGTCGAGGCTCAATCACGTGCAAAAAATATGCATATACGTGTAAACTTTTATAGAGGTGATATCCATAACTGTCCGAATAGAAAGTATGATATTATCTGTTATAACTTTTCACTTCATTACATCTTTGAGTATCGTGAAAAGTTTTTTGAATCTATTCGAGAAATAAAAAAGAGGATGAAACCTGGTGCCAAACTCATAGGAATTATACCTGACTCAGAAAAAATAACCTTCCGTGTACCCTTCAAAGATGATATGGGCAACTTCTTAATGATGAAAAAACATGGAAATGGGCAGTTTGGTGAGAAGTTATGGGTAAACCTGACTGATACACCATATTACGCAGATGGACCTAAACCAGAACCAATAGCTTACAAAGATCTTCTAGTGACACATCTAGAAGAAATTGGTTTCAAACTTCAACAATGGGAAGGTCTTATGGGAAATCCCATATCCGAGTTGTATAGCAAATTTATATTTACATATAAGAAATGATAGTGTTCATCGTTTTGTTTCTTGTAAACTTGTTTATACTTATGAACACCAGGGAACCAATGGTGTTTATTGATGTGAAGGAAAGGTATAAAACACTCAGGGAACATTTGAAAGATACAGGAAATCAAAAGTTTCACATGTTAGTTAATCATATACCAATTACAGGTTTCATGAATATGAAAGGAACGGTGGGTTATAATACAAATAAGGGGCAAGAAATCGCATTGTGTCTTAACGGGGATGTTAATTCGATTTTTCATGTTCTTATACACGAACTTGCTCATTGCACAGTGAAAGAGTATTCACATTCAGATGAATATTGGAACAATTACATAGAGCTCAGAGACATTTGCACGAACCTCGATATTTACGAAAAGATACCAACTCAAACCGAATTTTGTGGTCAACACATTCAGGATAAATAATCTTTGTCTTTAATAAATGAAAACACCTATTGACGTTTTATTGACAGTCGTTGGGTATTGGTTAGCTGTGTTTGCAATTTTGATCGTTCCACGTTTTTCTAAAAATTACTCGGTCAATCTTATATGGTTAACTGTTGTGATACCTAACGTATTACGTCTTATTGTTGGAAGTCTTCCACGACTTGCTGTAGATCGTAACTTTTTCCTTATGAGTTCAATCTTTTCTCTTATTTTTGTTTACATCGGAAACAAAATCTGGAAACAAACTGCGGAGTCTGTGAAGAACTATCAAGAGACGGACAGGAGAAAGGCATTTGATCTGAGTGCCTTGCTCATGACGAGTTTTGCGATTGGTGCGTTAATTACTTATTATGCTGGTATAGATAAGTCAATCTATAGTAATATGGGTTGGGAATCGAATACTTAAGCTTTTACAATGTAATCCTTCATAAAGTAAAAAACGATAGCAGCCACTAAACCCGTGGAGGCTAGACCTACAACACTTCTGCTCCCCTGTTCGTTAAGGAACTTGGGAACAGAGGTCACAAGCTTGTCTTGAACTGGCTTACTAACAGCGAGAGCCGTAACAGCACCCACAAGGAGAGCAATAACCTGATCGTCGGTGAGATTGAGAGGGTATTTCTTCTCTGGGGTAGCTTGTTGCGCCTGAGGCGCCGCATAAGCACCCTGAGGTTGAGCAGCAGTCATTTGTGGCATCATCCCCTGCATCCTGGGTTCTTCCATCATCATTGGGGGTTCCATCATAATATCATTAATAGGGGTAGAATCCATCGTAGTATCTTTATTTTGACTCACATTTTTTTCTGAAGAACGTAACGCTTCCGAATTATTGACAAAGTTTGTGGTTGGGTTGTCATTTAGTGACACCATACCATCACCGTTATCAGAAAGATTCATCGTATTAATGTCTGTAGCCATTTGATATAATCATAGTTTTTTAAGAAATATAAGTAACGCAGTTACCTAAGTCATTGACAGTTTATCGTATACATATGACTCATCTACAGGATATTCATAAAGGTTCTTCTATTGCGGCTGGAATATGCCGTAATTCTGAAAGTACCCTTGGTTTTGCCCTGAATGAAATTAAATCCTATTGTCACGAAATTGTGAGTAATATGAATGCCGAGTTTTACTGGAAGAAGAGTATTGGGATAAATGAATTGATTCCAGATTTGAATTCAGATAAAAAATGTTTTATAAGTCCAGATGGTGGTTTATTTTTTGTCAAAATTGATACCAAAAGTTATTGTTTTATGATTGTTGAAGATAAGTATCAAGGAACGAACGATGTGAGAAAATCCAAAGATCTTCCAAAACAATCGACTGGTAATGCAATTGAACGTGTTTTCAAAAACCTGAATGCATCCTGGCACCTTTTCAAGGACTTACCAATTTGTCCGTATTTGGTATTTGTCGCTGGATGTGATTTTCATCACACAGAGACAATTATAGATAGAATTGGTCCAATTTCAAACTATGGAAGAAATCCAATTATATGGGAAATGAAAGATGATAATGTATTTGACCCAAACGAAATGATTTCAAAGATAAATCTTAAAAAGGATATGATGAGGGAGTTTGCAACCTTCTGTGTAAAAACTCATAAATATGATCAATTTTCACATGGAAGTTCAATGTGGCGGTGTGATGAAAGACTCACGATTATGAAGCATGTGGCATACGAATCACTTAAGGGAATAGTGGCTTTTCATAATAGATATGAACGAGTATGTGCACCAGCCTATGATAACCTACATAGGTAATAAAAGGAAATTGGTTGAGACTATAGAAAATATAGTGAAAAAATTGAATCCTAAATCATGTGCAGACGCATTCTCTGGTTCTGGTGTGGTATCGAGAATGTTACTTACACATTGCGACGAATTACATGTGAACGACCTGGAGAGATATTGTGAAGTAATTTCAAATTGTTTCCTAAAAAATCCATCATGGGCTGATCATGATGAAATCGTCGATCATATAGAATCTATGAATAGTTGTCCTGATAAAGAAGGCTTCTTTTCTGAACTTTATGCACCGGACGATTCCTCTAATATCAATGAAGATGAACGATGTTTTTATACCAAAGAGAATGCAAATAGAATCGATGGTATGTTAGAGTATGTAAATAATAAGGTACCGAGTACCCTCAGGGATTATTGTCTTGGACCACTTATCGTGAAAGCGAGTATACACACAAATACTTCTGGTGTATTTAAGGGTTTTCATAAAGGTGGTTGGGGTGGAAAGGGTGGTCACGCGCAGGATAGAATTAAAAAAAAGATAGAGGTTGAATGTCCCATCTGGTTTGAATCTTCTAAAGCTGTGAAAGTTTATCGAGAAGATGCTTGTGTTTTTATGGAGAATATACCGAAAGTAGATTTAATTTATCTCGACCCACCATATAACCAACACCCATATGGTTCAAACTATTTCATGTTAAACTTGATTTGTACTAATGAGAGACCTCATACAATTTCAAAAGTATCAGGTATACCACGTGACTGGAATAAAAGTGAATATAATTCAAGGGTTAAAATAAAAGAAACTATGAAACGTACTCTTCAGGTAGCTGTAAGTAAATCTAAACATACACTCGTATCTTACAACAACGAGGGTTTCATCACACCGAGTGATTGGGAAGAATTACTCTCACCCTATCAATATGAAAAGATTGAAATCGATTATAATTGTTATAGAGGAAGTAGAAACTTACAAAATAGGTCAAACAAAGTGACAGAGTTTTTGTTTATTATTTCGTCTTTGTAATTTTGAGATTTGTCTTTTTCGTAGCCTTCTTGGTATCATCTTCTCTCTGTTGTTGATGCTTTGGATTGTACATTTTTTTATGTATTCCCCACAATTGGGGACTTCCAACTTTAAAGTTTTTCCTGACTGTAGCCTTATACCAAAACACACAATCAGTGATTTTGTTAGATTTTACCGTATTATCTAACACGAGACACTCATAATTCTCTGTACACGCATCCATAACTTTACAAAACATATCGAAATTTGGGAAGATACCAAAAAAAGATTTATATAGTTTTTCTCTATTTTGTATGATATTCTCTCTCAAAATAAACACATAATCCACGTTAGCTCGTAGTGCTGGCGGGAGATCCATTACATACTGCATAGTCAACATGAAGAAAATCTTCCAATGTCTTCCATTCATAAAACACTGTCGTATACACGTATCTTTTAGAAACTTTGAGTCGTACATACAGTCATCAAGAAGCATGAACGAACCACAATTTTGTTTCCCTGCACCCACTAATTTTCTCTGTCTCGCCATGACCCGTTCGATCGCATCCCTATCGTAGTCACCATAGATGAAAAGATCGGGGATGAACTCGGAATAGAAATGATTCCCCTCTTCTGTTCCTGAAAGAACAATACCTGCTGGGAGATGTTTCTTGTGGTACATGATATCTTTCACAAGGGTCGATTTACCTGTATTACGCTTACCTATAAATACAATGACCTTATCATCTGCAATCGATTCAGGTTTGAACTTCTTCAACTGAAGATTCATTCTAATGTAGTGTTCCGTTTTATTTCGCAAAATTTTACTCACATACTGTAGGAATGGCTGGTCGACTAAGACTTGCTGCCACCGGAGTTCAAGATAAATGGCTCACAGGTGAACCACAATTCTCATACTTCCTGATGAATTACAAAAGACATACAAAGTTTGCGATTGACTATGTTGAAAGTCAATTTGATGGACAGATAGACTTTGGAAATATTTTAGAGTGTCGTGTACCAAATGATAAAGGTGATTTTGTGAAGAACCTAACTTTGAAAGTTACATTGAGTGATCCACAACCCGATACAGATGGTAACAATGTATTTTGGTCACCTTCTATAATTTCACATCTTATCGAATATGCTGAACTTATAATTGGTGGGCAAACTATCGAGCGGATTACAGGAGAATATATCTTTATGCATCAGCAGCTTTACAATACAGACGACGATGTTGACCAAACTCTATACTTTCTGACTGGTCACGGTAATATACTCTCTTACAGTGGTGAGTATACATACTTCATGGATTTACCGTTTTATTTTTACAGGAACCCAAGTCTAGCTATACCTACATGCGCCCTCACAAAACAAATGGTCGAAGTGAGGATTAAGACAAGACCCCTCTCTGAACTTATATATGGTGGAGCACCCGCAAATGTAACCGCTTCAATCAATAAGTTTTCATTAGACACAGAATTCATTTTTGTCACACCCAATGAACGAGCTTTTTTCATGTCAAGACCCATCGATTATGTTATTACACAGACCCAGTTATCACAATTTATTATGAAAGCTGGTGAAACTAAAAAGTCTGTCATGTTAAACTTTGTACATCCAGTTAAGGAACTCTTTTTTATTTCTCAATCTGAATCTTCTGTTCGTAACAATTATCCAAATCAATATAACAATATAACAAATGTAGAACTTAGATTCAATAATGAAGTAGTTTTTAATCGAAGTAAAAAGTTCCTTGCATATGAACAGGCTCTCAAACATCATGTATATTCACCAAGAAATGAAGGAAGCTACCAAAACTCAGAGTTTGCCATGTATTCTTTCTCTCTCAAACCTGAACTTTACTATCCAACTGGACAAATTAACATGAGTCGTATATCACATAAACTACTTACATTAGATATTGACCCACTCACAGTTGAAGACGACAATAACACAAGAATATATGCAGTCAACTATAATATTCTCCGTGTAGCGAATGGAATTGCTGGTTTAAAATTTTAGCACCTTATAATAGTAATGGCTGGTGTTATTCAGCTTGAAGCATCTGGACCTCAAGATAGGTTTTTTACGATAAACCCAGACTACACTTACTTCCTTGAAAGTTTTAAAAAACATTCTAACTTTTCAAATGAGTTTGTAGATATAGATTCTGAAATTAAAGCAAACTTTGGTAGCAAAGCGAGATTCATCATCTCTCAAAATCAAGGAGATCTTTTGAAGACTATAAGTTTGAAAGTAAAGTTACCAGATATTGCGACTCCATTATGGGGTTACATAGACTCAGTTGGACACGCTCTCATAGAATATGTTGATTTGATCATAGGGGGTAAGATTATTCAGCGTATTTCTTCAGATTATCTTCAGATATACTCAGAGCATAATGTCACACAAACTAAACAATATGCTTTAGAAGAACTCGTTGGTAAATATCCAGAAAGATCAACTGCCACCCGTGTATCAGATAGAGAGATTCTCTGTCACCTCGGAGTCGCATCTGGTATAGAGGAATATTTCGTAGATTTACCCTTTTATTTTTATAACAACCCCAAGTTAGCTATTCCATTATGTTCCATAAAAAAGCAGGAAGTTGAAGTTGAAGTGAAATTTAGGAAATACGAAGATGTGATTGTAAAAGTTGATGGCTCCAAGCCAATAACCGATTTTTATGAAGTTTTAGATTTAGTAGAGTGTCAATTGTGTGCAGAAGTTGTATTTTTAGATCCATGTGAACGAATTAAAGTAGAAAGTGAAAAGAAGGATTATATAATTACTCAAATACAGCAGAATGTTTTTGATATAGACGCAGGTGTAAATAGTGCTAGGTTTAAATTAGACTTTCTTAATCCTGTGAAGGAGTTGTATTTTGTTATTCAACGTCAGGGTGAAGTTGGTACAGGGGAAGGGGAGTTTGTTACACCTTTCGACTACGATAACACATTACTCACAGACAATAACGCTTATATTCTTTATGAAAATCTTAAATATCTCACACTACAACTTGATGGGGTAGACGTAATCACACAGGATATAGGTAATGTTATATTTCTTAAAGCAATTCAAGCAGCTATTCACCATTCAAAAACACAACTTTTAAGAAGATTCTACTCTTATAGTTTTGCACTTGAACCAGAAAAATGGTATCCAACTGGTCAAGTAAACTTCAGTTTGATAAAAGACCAAATTCTTAACCTAAGTCTTACTACATGTGCAGATTATAACCGACAAGTTCGAATATACGCCGCAAGTTACAACATTCTCCGTGTACGTGGGGGAACTGCGCAAACTATTTTTGACGTCAGATATTAAATATGAATATGCAAACTGGATTTGGTGATGCAGGTGATGGAATGTTGGAGAAGTATATTTCTGATATGACCAACATTATTCTACCTGTTATAGAAAAAAGTACTTTACTCGCAGCTGAATATTGCAAAGCTTGTGGAAGAGATGTAATTCTTTCAGAAGACATGGAATACGCGATGAAATATTGTGCAATGAAGACAGTTGGTGAGACAATTGGGTCCACCATACCAGAAATATACAATGAAGAGGTATCAGACGAGGATGAAGAGGAGGAGGATGTTGAACCAGAGGACTGCCCGGAGTTTGTTAGGTACTCGGGTACTGACCCAGTTTTCACATGGGTAAATGAGGCATTTGATACATGGGACGCATGGATTCCCCAAAATCCGACAGAACAGATGTTAAAAAATGCTATTAATAGTAATGAGTACATCAGATCCAGAGGGATGGACGGTTTCTGAATACAAAACATTTAAAGTGTCAAATAATGATGATTCAGAATACAGTACCGTTGAAGATTCTTCAGATGATGACGAACAAATATTTGCAAAATCTAGTTTCGTTCGAAAACCAAAATATAAAAAAATAGTCGAAAAAGAAGAATTATTACCTGAATAATTTTTTCCTCGTATATAATATAAACCCACTATGTCGAATGATATGACCACTCGAGCACTTACCACTGTTAGCCTCGTGACTCAAGAACTCGAGACGCAATCCCTGAACGCAATCGTCGCGGGTTTCTCCTTCGCGGCTGCCATGTCGTGGATGGACCTCGTCCGTTGGTTCATCCAGCAAGTGATCAAGGTACCCAAGAACGGTGGTACTCAGTATACCCTCACTGCGGTCCTCACTACTCTCCTTTCCATTGTGGTGTACCTGGTGATTTCTACCGTGTCCACTCGCGTTTCTAAACCTGCTCAACCCGTGTACGCGGTCACTCGATAAGTTTTGGTTTTCTACGCATAATTAACATTAATATTAGACCTAATAAAACAATCCCACCAATTGAAAGATATTCTTTCCAGGGATAAGTATCTGCTATAGTTTCAGGGATACTTATTTTTGGCTCGTCGGAAACATTTTCCATTGGAACCTTTGGAAGTCCTTCCAATTTATCTGTAGAACAAGTAATTTCAAACTTTATCGTATGTTCTTGATTTCTAAAATCATATGGAATTAAACGCCCATGACTCATGTAAAAATATTCGATGTGAAGATCTCTGACGTATTTTTGGGGGCCACCATAAAACTCATGTGTTAAGGGATCATCGGTGCCATGAAAATTGATAAAGTCTGAACCATCCAGTAATATATGACCAGTGTAAAACGGTGTAGCCGAATAGACAAACTTTGTAAACTTATCAGAACCTGCTGTAATACGAATAATAAGTGAATTAGGTCCTTCTAAATTAATAGCACCAGATACAACACTGGTACTAATTGTTGGGTTTTTAGAGGAAAACCCCATGACCTGATGAGGTGTAGTAGTGCGACCTACATTACTTGAATATCCATTTGTTCCATCGTAGAATTCGAACGTAAAAGTATTACTCGCTTCACTATTAGAGAATGTAAGAGCATCTGTATCTGAGTCAAATACAACAGAATCTATACAGGTCAAAGGTGGTTGCATTTTGAGATCAAGATCCGATGCGAGAGCAGTACCACTTGTATAATTTGTTTCGTCGAGTGTAACTTCAATCAGTTCATCTGGTGCACCCGAATCATAAATACTGAATGTTTTATTTGTTGCACACGTGGTTAATTGCGGTGTTGGAATGCGGGCGGATATAAGTGAAATCTTAGAAACGTCGTAAATAGGGTTTTTTAAACTCACTACATAACTATTTGCATATGGATACAGTTCGGTATCACGTTCGCTGCTATCTATATCAAGGGTATGAACCTTCATTAAAATATAGGTACAATATTTTAATGATTGTTTTTGTCTATGAGAGTCAAAAAGATCTATGAGAGACTATGAGCCAATGGGTTGTTCTGGAGTTGTCGCTTAGCGATATTGAGATTTTCGGTATTTGGATTCGCATTACCCTTATAGGCATTCAACTGGTGATAAGGTGTCTGCTGGTACTGTTGCGTCCAACCACCATTGGCTGCACTCATACGACCATCGATGCGAGATGTATCCGATCTAACAGTAGTGAGGGCACCACCAGCCTTGAGAGCCGACTCTCTAACATTCATACGACCAGCGTTACCCATGCGGTTAGGTTTACCACGGCGATCTTCGGGGCGGAAACCATACTTCATGAGCTGTTCATTTGTCTTCGCGGTAACCTTAGAGGCGGCACTATTGGTGTAAGCGCCTTGGAAGTTAGTAATACCAGGGGCTGGTTGGTTATAGTATTTATATTGTTCATCATTACGATCGGTCCTGAAACGAGTTGGGTCTTGTGATACAGTTTGAGCAGAAATGAAACGCTTGGCACCATTGAAACCAAGGCCGTCATTTCGCATACCAGTTTCTGAACGGTTAGTGGTACGCATAGTTTTTTGGTAACTTCCACGTGGAATAGCACCCGACATTCCTTGAGCCCTACCAGCCACTGTCGGGAGACGAGAAGGGAGGTAAGACGTTGTTTCTGGTTTATTATGAGTTAATTGGCCAACGACAGCTGAACGACCACCCGTAACATCCGCGGCTGGACCGGAACGACCTGGGAGTGTAGTTAGACGGTATTCACCCACGTTAATTGGGTTAATCCTTAACATCTGCTGGAAACCACCTGCAGCTGGAGTGTTTTCACCTAAACCTAAACCCGGACCAACCATTTGTTTTTCGACAGGTGAAAGATTATTCATATGACCGGTGTCATACATTCGGTTACGCATGTTCAAAATCTCCTGCCCACCACTTCTTTGTTGCATACCTATATCGGCAAAACTAGTCACTTCCATTTTATGAGGAACTTCAACACGAGGTGCAAATTCTCTTTCAATAAAATCAGGAACCTCGTTATTCACCGATAAAGGCATTTGTTCACTTTGAACCTTAGGTTGAATAACCCTTGGTGGTTCAGACCGGGAACTCAAAGTCCTACCAGCATATACTAGTCCGGCAATTGCGGCGAGTGAAATGGGATCGGCCATTCTTATTTGTTATTAACATTTTTATTAAGATACCTTTTCTGAAAAAGTCCGTTCTGAAGTTCAGCACGTGTACTGGTTGGTTCATAACTAATTGTACGAAGAGGAACCTTGCATTCCATGTTAGAGAGGGGGAACAAGTTTCGTTCATACGTGGGAACGATTACCTTATTGAAACGAGTAGTACTCTGGGGTCTAAGTTGATCAGATGTTTCGATATACTGTGCTGGCGACCCCTTACCCGCCTTGTAAGGTGCGGTACCGTAGAGCATTGTGTTGGGTCGACAATCACCACAATTTAAAGAACTGGGCTGAGGGTAAACGAAAACTTCGTCGGTCGCCCTCACCGGTGGGAGAGCTTGGGAGTTTTGAACAATTGCAAGGCCGGGTTGAAGCTGATATGCCATTTATTATTACACGAGAATATTTATCTAACTATAGGATCCACTACCTCCACGAACACGTCCACCTCCTCTAATACCCCTGACATCACCATCTTGACCAATTCCAGCAAAAGCTTCGAGCTGAACACCCCTAGCATCTGGATTGCACATCTCAGGGTTGGATCTACACATTTTTTTATTTTTAGAACCATACAACCACTCTGCAAATGCAGTCTGGTCTCCTGGGATCTGGGAAACGGGGGCGGTTACAAACTGACGAGCCGCCGCATTACGCTGATATTTTGGAAGAGATGACCTGGAACGACCGGCATCATATAGAATGCGATCATCTAGGTAATGTTTAACAAATGGTTCAACAGATGGATAGTAACACGCTTCTAAACGGTTAGGTGCGTCAGTATAATCTGTAATGAGGACGTTTCCCATTGGGTTATCCTCTGTAGGCATCTGACACCCCGCTTCACTACCACTAATAGATATACCATATGTCTCCTTTACCATCTTAGATTTATGCATAACATAAAGAACACTCAAGACCGTACCCCCTAAGATGAAAATACGTGGATCACGGCGAATAATATAGATGATACAACACGCGTAAATAATAAATCTCGAAGCGGAATTAATTCTATCCTCTGGAGTTTGATCTTTATTAGGCCAAAATTGTATAATTTTATTGGAATTAATTAACTGTTGAGGATCGTCAAACCAGACCTTCATTTAATATAATGTAAGAAGTTTTATTTTTTTGGAAGACTTCCGAGCAATCCACCCATCATTTTCATAATAGCATCTTGGTTAAGTTCACCACCATCATTCTGCATCTTATCGGCGCATTCCTTAGCGATACCTTCGATCATTGATAGGGTGTCAGCTGGAATGGCTGTGATGGTCGTACCAAGCATATACATTGTCTGAAGATATTGCCATGTAGCGTCACGCGTAGACATACTCATACGAGCCCAATAATTCTTAATATTAAGATCTTTCAGTAAATCGATAGTTTCAATTTCTTCGAGAATGAAATGTTCATCCTTCGCGGAAATCTTATCGGCGTATGGTGTCACACCCTTCATAAAACCATCAACAACGATACGGGGGTTGGTTTGTTTAAGAATTTCAAGAGAAGTCGTCATCTTCTTGATACCCTTTTCATCTGGAAAAGTGCGATGCAATTCCACAAGAAATTGGGAAAGCATATCATTAAACGCGGTGACAGAAGCCATATGCTAATAATGATACGTAATCTTTAAGTTAGAATCTAAAAAGGGTCACTTGATATGGTCTCTCTTTGACCAATTCCGTTGGCTACAATAAAATATACAAGAATTGCATTCAAGATTGCAGGCTTTGTGTATTTGTTCAGTTCCAATTTACCTTCATTATTTAACTGAGCCTTGGTATGAATGTAAGCTGCGGTGATACCCGCGGCCACGAGAGCTGCACTGACAGGATCTCTAAGATAATCGGATAACTCCATTTAATTATACGCAGTTTTTTTTACACGGTGATCCGGTGCATCCCCAAAGAATACATTATCATTTTCTTGTGTTTCCTGAGGATTTTGTAGTTGAGTAGGTTCCATATCAGGTTCCATCTCAGGTTCCATCTCAGGTTCCGCTGGGGGGGCTTGTACACCAGGAACCGTCTTGAACTCATTCTCGAGACCGGTAGGTTGAAATTGTTCTTCTACATCATTAATTGGTTCCATTTCCGACTCCATTTCCTGCAGTGGCACCGATTCTGGTTCAGGTACATCTTCGTATACATCTGGATCTTCGGTATCATGAACCTCGCCATCCAAGTCAATATCACGCGTCTCTTGTGACATATACGTTTGCAAAATCTCTTGCACTGGGATAAGTTCTTTCACGGTGGCCTCGATACATGTAGAGAAACGTGCAGTTAATTGTTCATCACGGGTGTATTCACTTTGTTCATCATGGAAAATGTAAGGATCTCTGTAGAGATCTTTCGCAATATTATTGTAACAAGTCTGGATAAAAACTTCATTACTTGGCAACTTTAAAGATATCTTCTTGTTACCCGCCTTAAGACGAACTGCTGAAAGAATCTTCGTACACGCGACAAATACCGCAGCGAGAAGGTCCCCAAACCAGGAACACCTGTTTGTGATGTTATCGGAATGGTTCTTGGACATCGCATTGGACCAATTCGGAACCTCTTTGAGAAGTTTCTGGAACATAATAAGCGTCTTTCGACCTTTAGAGATTTTTGTAGCTTCGACATACATATCCTGGAAAACTTCAATCACAGCTGGACACATAATAAGAAACAGTTGCCCGAGATATTCGCGACGCGCCTCGACAAGAATATTAAGATTATCCATCTATGATTAAGGGGTTTTTTTTATAATACTTTTACTACGCACTACGCACTTCTCCTGTACTTACTAGCTATCTTCTTGAGATTCATTAGATTTGGAAAATCTGTTTCTTCCGTATCTTTTTCCTTTTCTATTTGTTTTTCTTTCCTCGGAATCATCCAAGAAATGTATATTTCATAATCACCGATGAGTTGTACAGTAAATCCACCCAACTGAAACTGTCTCACGATGTATATCGCCGCCAGGTGTCTATCAAAGGTTGGATATCCAACTACAAATACTGGAATGACGAGAAATACCTGTTTTTGGCCAAACTCTACACATTGTTTTATTTTACGTGAGAATTGTTCATAGATACGTGTATATATCTCTTTTCGTATTTCTTTTCTCTTCTTATCAATTTTTGTTACATCATTGATACTGATCATTATAATTACTGTAATTTAATTTTAGCCATTTCTAACTCACTGCGGGCAGGAACAGCAGCCTCTTTAACAAGTTCATAATTAACAAACTCTTTACCGTCCGTACCATCAACAAAAGGTTTAATATTAGAAACAGTCTGAACATCCAATGGTTGAGAACGCAATGATACAAGGCGGGTATTTCCATTTACAACTTCATAAGAAGCAACAACAGAGAAGCCAAACGCGAAACCGCTATCTTTTACGGTCATGAACATACACTCATATATCTGTTTCCCCTCTTCATTAACAAAGCGCTTGATAGAAGTTGTCTCGATAATATATGTACAAAGACCAGTTCTTTTTGTTATTTCCTTGTTCGCTTCAAGAACAAATTCCTGCATCATGTCATTATTAATATCGACTTCCGCCTGACGATAACCAGACATATTTGGTTTGGTGTCATCAAACTTGATATTGTTCACGGGTTTTTTGTACCCTGAAAAACCAAATAGTTCTGTAAATGGTTCACGCTTCGTTGTTAGTAGCAGGACAATCACGATGATAATGAATGTCAAAAGTAGTCTCATCTTTACTAGTATGCGTTAATTTTTTTTTAGAAAATACCGTATACATAATAGGATGTCGCTTCTGGTATATAGCCCACGATGCAAACACTCTATGGAGATTATCGAATACATAGCAAAGCAACCACAACTTAAACAGATGGTTCATTATCATAATGTGAATACACAGGGTATACCACCTGCCTATCGAAATAAAATTAACCGTGTACCAACGATGTTAACGAAGAATGGTAAAGTCCTTGTCGGTACAGAAATAAAAAATTGGTTAGACTCCCTGTTACCAAATAAGGAGGTCTCTAACTGGGGTTTCTCTGGATCCTGTTCTATGACAACACTCGAAGGTGGTGAAGGAGACAATGATATATTTACTTTAGACAATTACGGACAGTCTCTTCAACCCGCGATGACACAGGAACTTGAAGAAAAGATCAACCGCGATGTGAGTAAAGGGGTTGCATATTCAGACCAGGCATAACATGGATAACCGATTTAAAGATCTAAAGCGATTTAACAATAGTGATGAGATTAGTAACAATACAGGCGTCTGCTATAAAGTCGACATTTGAGGTACTTAAAGATATTCTCAACGATGTCAATATTTACTTCAAACCGGATGGACTATATATAGTGACTCTCGATACAGCTAGAACTTCATTGATTGATATGTATCTTTCAGCTGACAATTTTGAAGAATATTCATGTAACAGTGATGAAATTATAGCTGGTATTAATATTTCTAACACGTTTAAACTCCTGAAAACGATTACAAATAATGATATTCTATCGATAGAAATTAATTCAAAAGAATACATGGATATAGAGATCGTGAGTGAAATAAAAAAGACATGTACGAAGTTTCAACTCAAGCTTCTTGATATCAATGAGAGTCGTATTGAAGTACCAGATGTTGTCATGACAAGTGTGACAACTCTCGCCTCTATGGACTTCCAGAGACTCTGTAGAGATATGTCTAATATTGGTAGTGATATAGAAATTACACGCTCCGGTAAACAACTCAAACTTAAATGTGAAGGTGACTTTGCAAATCAAGAGACGATCATTCAATGTCCAGATGAAACCGAAGAAATTAAGGGCCTCTATTCACTCAGATATCTGAATATTTTTGCAAAGGCGACGAGTATGTGCGCGTCTGTGCAAGTTATGCAGGAAAATGGAAATAGATTTCTAATTCTAAAGTATAACGTCGCAAATCTTGGAGAACTTAAGTTCTATCTCGCGACTAAGGTACCCGAAGATCAGTTGTGAAGTGTTCAAGCGTAAATACTGTTTTTTTCATACCAATTGAGTTTGTAATAATTATTTTTGGAAACTTCTTCTGTAATACATTTTCAGTGTAATAAAAAAAATCTCTCAAAGCTACTTTTTGACCATGAAAATCGTTTCTAGGTCCCGCGTATTTCTTCACCTTATCAGTAATGTCTATATGTGGTTTATCATCATGATCCACTAACCATACTTTACTCAAAGGAATTGTAAAGTTCATCAACATGCTTTCATCTTTACCGGGTTCAAAGTTTATGTTATTTGTAATAACTTTATAAGCTTTTCCATTGTACCAATATGTGATACGAAGTATTATATTTTTAACATTTTCGGGAACCGTTGTATTTCTAAACTTGCATCTTGTTACCGGTAGATAAAAATTACGTAGAATGTCATCCTTCCAGTCCTTACTTTCAGATTTCCAAAAGTCATCCTTTACTTCATAATCTACCCTGTCATCAATTGTATATTCCAGTTCTTCTGATATTATACGATAGTCTTTGGGTGTGATTAATCCTTTGAAGAAATGTAAAATGGTACTTAAAAGGTTAAGGAGCATTCTTAAATATAATGGAGGGCAACTTTTTAAGTAGGTATAATAATAAGGTTACAAACTGGTCTGAACTTATAAAGAAAGATCCCGAAAACAGAAGACGTTACGAGTCCGAGATGTCAGAATATCTCATGAAGTGCTTGCCATTTATGAATCAGTATACAGATGAAACACAAGAAATGGTGAATACGGATAATGTTTTCAATGTAAAAGAAACTGTCGGTCTTGCGCGAAAAGATATTTTTAGAGACTATTTGATAGATGTTGAAAAAAATAAAAAAGTTTTTAGACCAAGTGAACGTGTAATCGACCAGTGTACTAAATGTCCCAATAGCAATGTAGTACACTTTCACGATACAAGTGACTTAGTATGTGATTCATGTGGTATAATTATTTCCGTTCTGATTAGCGAAGAACTCACATATAGAGAAGAACAGGAAACGTCTGAAAAAGTGATCAATTATTGTTATAAGAGAGAGAATCATTTCAATGAATGGTTAAGTCAATTCCAGGCACAAGAAATGACGAATATTCCACCTGAAGTTATAGAACAATTAAGAACGGAAATAAAAAAGATGAAAATCAAGAAACTTGATGAAATTACACATGCTAAAATTAGAGTATTATTGAAAAAACTACGGTTAAATAAGTATTATGAGCATGTACCATATATAACAAATACGTTAACTGGACTCAAAGCCCCTAATATGCCCATAGAGTTAGAAGAGAAGCTTAGAATCATGTTCAAGGATATTCAAAAGCCATTCGATGATAATTGTCCATCAGAAAGAAAGAATTTTTTGAGTTATTCCTATGTTTTATACAAGTTTTGTGAACTACTGGGAGAAGATGAATATCTCCAATATTTTCCTTTATTGAAGTCTAAAGAGAAATTATATCAACAAGATGTAATATGGAAAAATATATGTAGAGACCTACAATGGGAGTTTTTACCAACAATATAAAGACATTATTAATTAATTCTTTATAATGAAGAAGGATCAGAAGTGTCCAAATTATGATGTGTGTTGCAAACTAATGGACCCAAGATTGAAGGTGTGTAGTTCGTGTTTTTGGAGATTCAAGAATGAAGTACTCGACTTCAAGAATGATGAATGCCCTTACTGTTTTGAAAATACAAAATGTGTCAGGTTCAGAAAATGTTCACATTTTGTATGTCTCAAATGCTTCAATATAAATAGTAAATGCGCGATGTGTCCAAAGACTTAAAGGGGTTGGTATTAATTCAATTAATGAATGAATATGAACAGTTATGTATAGATGATGCAGCTTTTCATATAGACCGAGCTAAAGAGATATTAACGGAGGGTCTCCGTGACCCCAAGAAATATCACGATGAATCGAAAGAACTTTATCGTATGATGGCTAAGGTGTTTCCTCTAATGATCCTAATGCAATACAACGAACCTCAACCTCCCGATTCGGAAACGGAGGAAAGTTTACCAAATACGCCTTCTTCAGACCTGTCAGAATCAGGTAGTTTTGAGCCTGAAGATCAGCCTGATCATTGAGGGTCTTGATTGTCTTAAATTCTAAGATACTTTCATTGTTGACAATGATATCAGCCCTCAGATTACCTATAACATGACCCTCAAAGGGAATGGGAATAATCCGTTCCGATTCGTATTGAAATCCATCCTTACGGAGGAGTACTTCCATAGCATTGTGATACACTCTTTCGCTATACCCGGGTCCTAACTGCGTGTATACTTTGCTAGCGAGGGCTACTACGTCTAACATTACTTTACTTTTTTGTTTTAGCTTTAACAATCTTATTTCTCAAATTGTTTGTGAGGTTGTAGCCAGTCATATTTTTGAATGCAATTTTATTACCGGATATAGCTGCAGCTCTAGCCATAGTAGCCGAGGGTGCACTATTAGAACGAGGTACAGCAACCTTCTTGAATGGGAGAAACTTGAAACTATTTTGTCGATTCTGTCCAACAACCATGATTGAGTTTTTATTGAAGTTTTCTGTAATCCTCGCTATACTCATATCCTTTGCAGAACTCACGATGTTCACACTCGGGAACCACCTCTTGAGGATTCTCATTTTATTCTCCACCGGAAGTGGATTCTTTGAATTACCTGTAGAGTGTGATACTACAATAATAGGGGTTTTATTTGATTTACGAGCAGTCTCAATGACCTGTTCAATCATTATTCTATGACCTTTGTGGGGTGGATTAAAACGACCATATGTGAACACAACTGATTTCATACTTTATATAAAGAAATAGAATTATTTTAGAGTAGAATGGGTATATTCTTTTTCCCTACCAATTTTGTATACTGGGAGAATGTATCAAATCATGACGAAATTAAACAAAACTTAATGAATAAGATAACAGAACTCGATGACAAATATTATAAGAATATAGAATCTAAAGGACTAACAAATGCAACTACAAGTTTTGAACTCAGCAATAAATTACAAATTCATAAGTTTATGGATGATAATACAATTAAACAGTTAATTTGGGATCCATTGGACAAGCTACTCTCGAGTATAAATACTTCAGATAGTTTTCAAAATATTGAACTCTCAAATTCTGTTATATCTTCATCTTGGTATACAAAATATAACACGAATGGTACGTTCACACTTCATTCTCATTACGGAGACGGTACGTTTATAGAAAATGTAATGTATAAACCAACATTTTCAGGGATTTATATACTTAATGATGGAAATGAACACAATTCAACAGAATTTAGGATACCACATGGAGCACCTTTATCAACACTGTCTACACAAGAGTTTTACTACGAAACAAAAAATAACAAAGAAATTAAGGAAGGAACTGTGCTTATTTTTCCATCATCTTTGTACCATGAAGTACTACCAGTAAAAATACCCGGTAGGGTAACAATCGCTTTTAACATAATTTCTAGATTTAGAGATCGAGTTTGTCCATAGACGTTAATACTATCCATAATACACCCACAGAAAGTACAGAGACGCCAGCTACACCGTTAAATATCATCAATTTTTTAGTACCCGAAGGAACTAAACCCATAACACCGGCTAAACTCGTCATACTCATCATAGAAGTTATGAAGAAACCACATAAGTACGTCATGACTCTAGATGTGTCATCTAAAAAGAGGGCGGGGAGGATATATACAATACCAGATAAACCCGAAATACCATGTACACAACCAACTACATAAGCACTCGTCGGACTATCGGTAAAAGTGTCTCCCATTTTCCAGACTTTAAACTTGTCCCATAGATTCTGTGGTTCAGAAACACCGTTTTCGGTTGTATGTGTGTGGGTCAGGTGTACATCATGTGCTATATTATGTGCTTCGGATCCAATTGTTATATTCATCGGTAAACCATCGGTTGGGTGTAAAAATCCATCAGAAGTGCTAACATTGTTTAGGTTGACATGACGAATACGTATTTTTTCACGTTTCACCCAATTGTAGAGTGAAAATAATGCAATTGTACCAAGGAATATCATCATAGAACCAACGATATAGTCACTTGCCTTTGAAACTTTATCCATAGGTATAGACGATCTAAACGACATGAAAATACCAGTCATAAATCCCAGACCAATTGTGTGTCCAATTCCCCATCTAAGTCCCTGCATGGCGGATTTACACCATGTATTATAAAATGTAACTTCGTTATTTTCATGTTCCCTTCGCTTAACTCCCGAGACGAGAAGTACGAGGGCACTAACATGATCCGGTCCTAACAATACATGTGTAACCCCCATTAACATTGCAATACAAAATACATACCATATCGGCGCCGTACCAAGGTGTGATAACTCCATAATTACTATATTATTTTGATACATCTTTAAGCGTATTGTTTTCTATCGTGCATCCATATGTTAGCAATCCATTTTTCACCAGATGTTACTTCCGTCCCCTCATGCATCGCAAAATCTGACATTTGATCTTTTTGATCTGTCGTGTAAAAAAATAACGCGTCGCCTTTTTTCAATTTGAATGACTTATACAGATATAGGAAGTTTGTTTCACCTCCTTCATAGTCATCGTTTAACGCAATGATCACTGTACAAACTCGTTTTGAATCACTATTTTTTATTCGATCATGATGCGGTCCGTAATAACCACCCGTTTTATAATGTGTGATCTGAAACTCGGAATAATTACCTGGAAACGTCGTAACTTGTCCACATTTTGTACGAACAGACTTTATAACTTCATCGTCATTCTCATACATGACCTCATACGTCTCAGATTTTCGGAGTTGGGGGTTTATTAGACTATTACCAACTCTAGAGCATTTTGTCTTATTAGTTGCTATATTGATTAGGTTATCACATTCATCGTGAGATATTAAACCTTCTACGACTCTCGGTTCTATATATTGTGGAAAGTAAAATCCATTCATTTAAATTATAAAGAATACTAATCTTTATATGGATATTTATGAATCCAAACATTACATATCCATTTTTCACCTGTCTTAACTGGCATACCACCGTGTAAAGCCCGACTAGTCATGAGTTCATAATTGTCTAACGTATTGAAAAATAACCCGTCACCTTTAGAAAGTTTATAAGACTTTTTAAGGTTAGGAAAGGTCGTTTCACCCCCTTCGTATTCATCGTTTAATGCAATAATCACAGTGTACATTCTCTTATTACCAATTGTATCACTAAACGTGTCTTGATGGGGTTTGTAAAACCCACCTGGGTTGTATCTAAGCACCTGTAACTTTTCACAATTTACAAAAGGTCTATCTGTCAAAGACACGCATTTTTCAACAACACCTTTAACGATGGGATCATCTAATTCTAACCACGCGGTTTCACTTTTACGGACTTCTTCATCAATCGTGTGAGTTGAAGAAATCGTCGAAACTTTAAAGTTTTTTCTTGCTTCATTCTTGATATGTTCAATTTCATCTTCGGTTATAAGATTAGATAACACATGTGGTTTTCTGTAAACTGGAATTATAAATATAACAAGTAGAATTAAAATTAACAAAAGTAACATATTTAAAGTGTATAAATATTTAAATTTTTCGGTACAACACAATTATATCGCTTTCTAATTACATCAATTACTTCATTTGCGTAGTCGATTAAATTATGAAGTATATTCATGATTTCTATATATTTTTCTTGATTTAAAACATATTGTCTTAATAAATCACCTCCTGTATCAATAATCATTCTAAAAATATTACCTATATCACGAAACTTTTCCCTTTGTTTATCTCTTCTCTGCAATTCCTTTTTAAATTGTGGTTCGGTAAGTTCATTGAGCATATATGCCACCCTAAAGTAATGATTATCTCCATCCCATTCGTTACCATATCTATATATAAGATCTCGGTCGAGATCAGTAAGTAACACAACGAATTGTAAAATATCCATGGGTGCGTTTATTTGACGAAGTTCTCGGAAAGACGGTATTCCACCACATGGAATATCTCCATGTTCACGTGACACACCATTTACATGTGAACGTTTAAATTCTATATAATGGGGGTTGTGTATTCGTCCAATTTCGATCTGTCCAGATACCCAATCAAACGCTGTGTGACAATCCGGACACCACATCTGTCGACACCCAGATAGTTTTTGTATAACGGTTCCACATTTTGGACACGGTTTTGTATCCTTCTTCAATAGTTCCATCGTTTTAACAGATTCTGGATCACATATATGTGTGATCGTGGCTTCTTCGTTACACTTTTCACAGAATTGACGATCACACAATCCACAAAACCAATCTTCATTCATAAACCCTTTACATTCTTCAGTTGGACACTTTCGAATAAATTTTTTTGGTTCACCTACGACTATATCACCACCTTGACGCAAATGTTCAATTTTTCTATAGCATTGTCTTAAGACTTCTTGAATTTCTTGAACTTCATCGGGTATAATCACCCCTTCGTGAATGGGTATATAAAGTTGATATTGGTGAGAAAGCTCAACAAGTTTTGACCTTTGTTCATTAATCAGTGATTGCACTTTTCGTATAGCTAATATTCTTTCCACTTCGGCTTGTGTTTCAGGTATTCTCAATTTCTCCCGTTCAAATAATAGATCCTCTCTATGACACCGAAGTTTATTATTTCTGAAATACTTTGTACAAAATGAATCAATAAATTCACGATTCCACATATTTTTACAACCCATACAATGAGGATCATCAATCGTAGATAAAATATATCGTTGTGAACATGAACGACAACTCGTTAAATCACAAAAAGGACACTTAACTTTTTTGTGATTTATCTTATTTAATTTTTCACAACATACATCACAATTTTCCATTAAGTTAAGTTAAAGGGAGTCCATTTCTTTAAATTACAAATTACTGACTGGCTAGTCCTGACATGCCACAAATAGAGACATCTTTTCATGTGGGTCTGAAATCTTATTCTCGTATAACGTTTTCGCAAATAATAACACCAATTCCGCATCCTTGTATGACATGTACGAATGTCCGTACTTCTCATATATCTCTGCGATATTATCGAGGTTATTGTCACAC